CGTGGGTGTATTCAGCACCAGATCTCTTGTCATCACCAGAGATCATCTTACCACCTTGAGAGCGGGAAGCAGCATACTCTTTGTCAGACTGACCGTGCTTACCCTTGTAGCCTTCCATTTCTAATTCTTCTTTCTTCATCTTTGCTGCCTTTTGACGTTTATTCCAATCCATATATGACTCACCAGGACGCAGTTTTTTAGAATCTGACTTAGGTTTGGATGCAGCAGCACGATCTTCACGAGCACGAGCATTAGCACCAGGACCACCTAACTTACGATCCTTGTCAGGATCGGGATGCCAGAAGTCACCCCTTTCGTTAATAGTCTCTTCCTTTTTCATTTTCTTTTCGTTATCGATGTTGTGATCAGCACCAGTCTTTAGACGTTGCATAAAAGTAGAAACACCATATTTCTTTTGCTTATGACGGATCATACGCTTTGATCTATCAAACTTATCATTACCTTGTTTGTCGTACTTAGGTGCTTCAGAGAAAACTTCATCATGTGTAGGACCCATTTTTACTTGCTCCTTTTGCGCTAATTTATTTGCAGTTGCATACATTACCTCTTTGGCACGTTTACCATAGAGACGACGAAAACGAGATGCACTACGCATCTTCATTCCTTTAACTATTCTTTCTGCATTTTGATTTACAGTAGACATTATGCACTCACAGCATTGCCATCTTTATCATGACGTTGGTAGGCAGCAGGTGTCCTAGCATCACCATTTGAAGATCTTGCCTGAAATGTGCCAGGGGTGCGGGTGTTTCCATCCTTATCTCTAGCAACATAGTCACCACTATAATTACGATATGTTCTGGTGGTCCATCCCTCGTTACCACTAAACTGATTCACAGTTGTATATGAAGGTTGAGGATCAACTTCAGTACCATCTTTATCGTGGCGTTTGTAATTGGTATTTGCCATTTACTTCAGGTATCTTCGGTATTATTTATCTCTTTTTGCTTCTTTAACATCTTCTGTAATTCCGCTGTAGAGCCCACAAACATAGTGTTATTAACCGTAGATGGTCCAGATTTCTTTTCTTCAGCATCTAACTCCTTCATTTTCTTTTGAAGATCAATCAACTTATCGGCAGTATCTGCTACGTTTTTAATAAGTTGACCTGCCACTTCATAAGCACGAGGATGATCTGACGCTCGTGCCACATCAAGTATTCCATCTACTGCCTCCTGTCCTTTCATTACTAGATTGTGTAACTGAGCACGAGTAGTCTCGTAGTCTTGCTTGACATCTTCTGTCTCAGTTTTTTTAAGAGTAGGTTTCACCTTCTCAACATGCTTTTGTAATTCCGAAGGTTCGTTTCCAAAAGCATCGTTGAGTCCATCAAAAGGATTTGCCATATCAAATTGCCTCGTCTTGTCCGCTTACGGGGTTGCGTTTCTTATCGTCACTAAATTCTGCCTTAGTGACACCGAATCCAAAGTCATCATCACCATCTGCAGTAAGTGGATCTGGGACAGTAGTGTATCTGACTTCCCTTGGTGCAACTGCTGTATCTGTGCTGGTATAGTAATCTGTAACAACTTTTTTGATAATCTTGTTTTGATCCGTAACAGGACCATAAAGATATGTCTTTACGCTAAATTGTAGCGTGTAAATAATTGCTCGGCGGGTAGAAAAATCTCCCTCATAATCATCTTCATAATCTACAGACTGTAGTGTCACAGGACAATCTTTTGTTTCATTCATCTCAGGTAGTAACTTGAGTGAAAGATTGTAATGTGGTTGGAAGAATGGAAGAATCTGCTCAAGAATTTGAAGACCATCCTCTTGAGTTTTTGAGATAATTGCTAACTCAAATGATAGATTATATGGGACTGGCATGTAGACATTTTTATTGTCTGTGCCATCTTTAGCAATTTTAATTTTTTGTGTTGGTGATACCTTTCTACTGGAATCATAACTAATGCCATTAATCTCAAAAGAGATTCTGGGCAGAGTGATTTGCACTCTTTGATTTGTAGGATCAGGTGTTTGGTCTAGACGCGCCAGAAACTTTTGCTTGGGACCATATGCCAAAGGCACTTTCATTACTTCGTTAGAACGACGCAACTCAATGTTGTTGAATAAAGTTCCAAACGCAACAACAGTTTTTCTAAAAATCTCGTGATAAGAATATGTGCCTAACATCAGATTGTAGTGTCAGTAGTGGACCCAATGGTGCCGAAAGGATTGACCTCAGTGAAGTCTATAATATCGTCATCAGCAGTCTCAAACGAGTAATTCTGATCGACAGTGTTTTCGGTATTTGTATTATTTAGAGTGTTATAAGACTCGGGACTCCAGAGAGCACCTGAGGTTACACCATTTATGGTTTCGCCAGTGTTGAATGTTCCTGTGCGATTGATGATTTGTAATTCTCTTGTGCTGCTATTCCAAGACTTGACTTCTGCTCTATTGTCTTTTGGTGAGTAGTCGATCGTAACGACAGGTGTAGAAGTATACCCACTACCACCACTTGTGACAGAAAGACCAGTAACAATCCCCGCAGAAGAAACTGTAGCAGTCGCTGTAGCTCCACTTCCACCACCTCCTGTAATAGTGACTGTGGGCGGCAAAGCAGATTTATAGTGCTCACCACCATCAGTGACAGTAAGCGCCGTTACAGCGCCACTGGAAACCGTTGCTGTAGCAGCAGCACGGAATAGATCGCCAACAATTTCTTCACCAACTGTAAAATCTCCTGTGCCACCAGGATCCATAATAAGTTTGATGCTGTTTGCAAATGCTGTTTCGATAGCATCGATCTCTGCAACACCAGTATCCAACTCCTCATCGCTGTATTCAAACAGCTCACATTGACATTCCCATACATAACCCTTTCCGAGTTGATAGAAGGGTCTTTCTGCTTCTACAAATTTGATCTCAAACAAGTGCTTTGTGGCAGGAAACCAAATAAGATCTCCTTCATTGGGACGACCCTCAACATTCAATACTGCATTATCGTCAACTGCAGATGTAAATTTTGCTCTTGAGAAAATGAAGGTTGTCTTGTCCTCAACCCTAACACCAAACTTACTAAGAAGATCCCCCTGACCTTCCCAACCATCTGGATTATTTACATACGCTCTAACCGCAAGTGCTTGTGTAAATGAGCTCGTCTCAACTTCATTGAGGATTGTATCTTCATTTACATAAGTTCTAGGCAAATAATAAATATCCTGACCATACAACTCAATACTTTCAATAACTAAATTACCCATGAAAGTCTGCTCTTGCGGAGACCCATTGAGTTTCAAACGACAACTACTTGTATAGTCTGATTGTATGCAATTTGATGGTGGATCGTTTTGGTAAGTCATATCAGCCGATTAAATCCATTGGGGGAAGCTCGTATGTATCACGAATATTTTGCTCAAGATCTTTCTTAAATTGACTTGCGTCTTCAAGAATTTGACGACCGTTGAGTGTAACACCGCCCAGCATTTGAATACCATCATACTTACTTAAGTTGCGACCCCACTGCTGCTGGAATAGTGCCTCAACATAATCTTTCAACCAAGCATCATTATACATGCCAGTGTATGTATCAGGATCTTGACGCATTGTCAAATCAACTAAGATGTGATCACCTGCCTGTAAAGTGTCCCAATCAAAATCAAGATAGAGTCTACCCTGATGCTCATTGAATTTTACCCTACGGTTTGCTTGAGAATTAGTAACCCAATCTAAGGTCTCAAGGTATTGAGATGTCATAAAATAATGCAAGATTTGACCGTGGGTCATTGCATAAATGTCATTCAAAAAGATTTGATACTTGATATTAAAGATATTACCAGGGACAACACTGGATGCACCAATGTTTGTATATACATGATTAATACCTAATACACCAGGAGGAAGATCAACATAATTGTTATTTTCATACCAATTAGTAGCACCTTGCTGGGAAGATGATTGCGCTACAGTTTTGATATTATCAGTCACCTCAATTTTCATTAGTGACTGATAACTACCATTATAATGATACTCTTGGAAGTAATCGATAGCTTCTTCCACTAGATCATCCAACTGCTCATCGCACACATTGATGTCGATGGCAGGATAACCTAATCTACGAAGAGCGTAATTTTTTAACTCTGTCTTAGAGGCGGGTCTTGTAGCGGACATTTAATTTACCAAGTAGCGAGTGCGGATCTTTTCCAAGTATCTGTTGCAACACAGACATACACATAATCAGCATCGTAACGAATATCACCTGCGGTGCCAGTGCTGGTTGCACTAGCAGGTGCAGCACCTTCTAATGTAACTTCACCAGAAACATTACCATCAACATTACCAGTTACATTACCCGTAACGTTGCCAGTGAGAGTGCCAGCGTCAAGGCCAGCAGCAACAATTCTGGCATCAGCACGAGCATTTGTGTAATACAGGTTTGTGCCTTCAGAAAGGTCACCAGTATCAGCAGCGGCAATACGAGCATCAGCACGGGCATTTGTAAAGTAGAGGTTAGTGCCCTCTGTCAAATCACCTGTATCATGATTTGCAATACTGGAAACTGTGCCAGTCACATTACCAGTAACATTTGCAGAAACGCCACCAGTTACAGTGAGAATATTAGTGGTGCCATTGAATTGTATACCAGAATCTGCCAACAGAGCAGTGGTGCCAGTCCCACTAGTATTCTGCATGATGGCAATATAGTAATCACCCGATGGGGTAGCACCGTTAATACTGACCTGAGTAGCAGTATCAGCATTACCAGTAACATTGCCAGTTACGTTACCAGTTACGTTACCGAGTAAATCAGCGGTGACTTCATTTGCAGCAAAGTTACCAGATCCATCACGAAGGACAAGGTTGTTGGATGCGTTGGTGCTTGCAGAAGCGACGTTAATGGTTGGGTTACCAGAAATACCATCGGCATTGGTTAGGGTGATACCAGACGATGCTGTAACCTGTAGAGTGCGCTGTGCATAGGTATTAGCAGCAGTCCTGCTAACGAAACCAGTGCCTGCCATTGCAGCGAGTGCAGTAATGTCTGCATCGTTGTAAGTTGTGCTGATGGTTACGTTAGAAGATCCATTGAAGGAAACGCTACCATCAACAACACCATCAATAGTGATTGTGCGTGCAGTTTTCAGAGTATCAGCAGTAAGAGCATTACCTTGAATACCAGCACCAGCACCAGTGCCAGCAGCAACTGTGATGATGTTTGCTGCAAAGTCACCAGAGGAATCGCGGTTGACAATGGTAGATCCAGTTGCTGCAGAAGCAGTTGTCATGCTGTCCAGAAGGTCAGCATTCAGATTGTTGATCTTGTTAGTGGTGGGAATTACCAGGGCAGGACCAGAAGAAACCTGAGAGATGATCTGACCATCTACAGTCAGGGTGCCATCAATGTTGGCATTGGCATCAACATCAAGAGCCGTGCCAGCACCAGTAAGGTTGAGACTACCAGCGCGAAGACCACCATCTGTGCCAGTAAGAACTTCAGAGTTGTTTGTTGCATTGACTAGGAAGGAGAATTGGTTGGAGGATCTATCGAATCCGAAGAAACCAACTTTCGCAGAGCCGTCGTAATAACGGAATTCAACACCACGATCCTTACCATCGTTAGTAGAGGGTGCTGTGTCACCACCCACAGTAATAATAGGGTCATCGATAGTTGTGACCGTAGAATTAACAGTAGTGGTTGTGCCATTAACAGTGAGATTTCCAGTAACAGTAAGGTTAGACTCGGCAGTTACATCACCACCAACATCCAGAGTGCCACGAATATCAGTATTGCCGTTATCAGTATCAACAGTAAACTTATCAACAGAACTGTTGGTCTGAATCTTAAACATCTTGTTATCGGCGTTGATAGTCACGTTATCGTGAGTTACCAAAGCACCAGAGATGTCAGCAGAGTTGTTGAGGTCAAGAGCACCACCAATCTCCATGGCACCATAGACTCTAGCGTCACCACCAACAGCAAGATTCTTACCAACACCAGCACCACCAGTCAGACGGAATGCACCATCTGCACCATAGTTACCAGTCAGAGTTTGCTGCGAGCTTGCTGTAACACTTGTAACTCCAGTAACTCCAAGAGTAGAATTTACTTGAGCTGCATTGTTAGTTGTCAGCGTGCCGCTAATAACTGTGTTGCCATTGTCTGCATCAACTCCAAATCTCTCAACACCAGATCCATTTCTGATGGAGAAGACTTCATTAGAAGCATCAACAATCAGAGAATCGTTGATAGTTGTCTGACCTTGGACAACCAGTGTGCCGTCAGTTGCAACGTTACCAGAGGAAGAAGCAACAGTAAACTTGTCTGTGCTACCACTTCTAACTGCAAAGTTAGCATCAACATCAACCGTGCCGTTAAACTCGGAGTTGCCTTGGACCAGAAGTGTTTGATCGAATGTAACAGCGTTGCTAACATCCAGAGTATTTGTAATCTCAGTTGCACCGTTGACATCCAAAGTGCCTTCGATATTGGTATTGCCAGTTACATTGTCAACAAAGAATTTGTCAGTTGTGCCGTTTCTGACAGCGAAGTCTGCATCAACATCTAAGGTGCCATTGAAGTTTACGTTATCTTCAACCAGCAAGGTGCCTTGAATAGTTGTATCACCAGATGCACCAATAACAGTAAACTTCTCAGTATCTCCAGAGTTTTTC